ACAATGCTACATTTTCATTTTCAACTATAAACACCTATGTTTTTTGTCCAAATTGCGGAGAAAAAATTTCTTTAATAAAATCATGCCTTAATTGTGGGAGAGAGTTTATTTCAAACTCAGACTACTGTTCGCCTAGATGTGGCACGGCCGCAAGGGTAAGAAATTGGAGAAAGAACAAGATGAAGGGGTGATAACATTGGCCGACATTTACGAAAAGCAGTACGACCAAAAATCCCAGTTCAAATCAATACGAGATCAGGTTAACACAAAGGAACAGCAGGAACGGGCGGATTTTTACATAGCAAAGTACCGTCAACTCAAATCGGAGTATCAGAAGCGGCTTGAACAGGATGAAGAAATTGAAAAACTGTATCGGTGCGAGAGGGATAAAAAGGGTGAGAACGACCCGAATTCCTTTGACCCGATTATTCTTCCTGTAGTTGAGGGACAGACCGCTGCCATGGGAGAAAAGAATATATCCGCTTCTGTCAAAGGTGAGGGATGGAGCGACCAGCGTTTTGCTCACACAGGGCAGATTCTGACGGACTTTGCCTACAGACACATCCGAATTAAGTCGAAGGTGAAGCAGGGTATAAGACGGTATGCATTGTTCGGTATGGGATGCTTTGCTATTGGATGGGATGCGGATGCTTTAGACGGGTTCGGACTTCCCGATTGGAGATGCCCTCAGACAAGTAAGGTATTTGTGGACGGGAAGATAAAGAACATTACCGATATTGAAAAAGCTGAATTTATCATTGAAGAAATCGGCTCATTCTCTATCATGTCCGCTAAAAAAGATTATGGCGAGGATATTGCTAATGCTGTATCGATTGGGAATACCGATGCTGACTTTGCTGCCGAGATCTCAGCAGATGATAAGGATTCATTTACCAAACTGCATGTATGGACACGGAACAACAAAGAGGGTAATCTCCAAAGGCTTGATATAAGTCTGTGCGGCATTATGCTAAAAGAATCAGATCCATCCAAACCATTTTACGAGCACGTTGAGAATCAATACCCCTTTAAGTTTTTCGGGCTCTATCCCGAAGAAGGGAAATTCCATCGTTTCGGTGATGGGAAGTTACTGGCGAAATTGCTGGTACTTCTCAACAATCTGTGGGACGAATGCGTTATTGCAGCGAAGTATTCCGCACAGGCTGAAAGATATGTTGACCCGAACGCAGGAATGGACCCCGACCAAATAGACGGTAACCCAGATCACCCAATATTTGTGCGCAAGCCGAGCGAGAACGTAAAGACTGTACAGGGGCAAGGGATAAATCAGATTATATTCCAGTTAATTAACCTTATCCTGACGGAAGTACAGCGTATTACCCGATTCAGTACCCTTATGATGGGCTCTGCTCCGTCCCGAGAGATTACTGCCACACAGTCGGGCATTATGGTACAGCAGGGCAATGCAGGCATAGACGATAAGCGAGGGGATATATCGGAGGCAATCGCAGAGGCAACGATGTATATGCTCGGGCTGATGATGGAATTTTGGCCTGCCGGAAAAGCTGTGAGAGTAACCGAAGAATCGGATGAAATTGAATGGGTGGATGCAAGAGAGCTAAGGAACATTCCTGCCATGATACCCGTTGATACCAATTTTGACAAACAGTGGAGGGCAAGACACCCTGACAAGCCTGTACCTCAGTATATGCAACTTGTATCAGACGATGGAGAACCGCAGACTAAAAAGGCTATGTTTGATATACAGGTAAGCATAGGTGAAGGGCTCCCGACCAACAAAATGGCTCTGCTTAACGTAATACTGTCAATGTCTAAGATGGTACTGCCTGACGAAACCACAGGACAAATGAGGTCATTACTCAGCTATCAGCAAGTACAGAGGATGATAGAGGATATCTTAGGCATACCGATTGTCAAGATTCTGCCCGAAGCTGAAAAGATGATGGGAGCTCCTATGGGGGCGAATGGCGGGACGGCTAACCAAAACCTTAGCGTACAGCCGCAACAAGCCGCTAACCCGTATATCGAAGGTGCAGGAGGGGCGACGGGGCTAATGAGTAATCAACCAACGGAGGCTACGGGATGAGACAACGAATATGGCAACCTCATAAAAAAAATATAAAGGCTCATGAGCTTATCCTTGACAAAAGCAAGGCGTTTGGCAATCACATATTCCAACATAACGACATTGAAAAAAAGTTTGCGTATGCGTCCCACGGAGGGGTTGAACTGCTTGAAGAACCTGTGTGTGGGCACTGCGAACGGTTAGGCTCATGGCATGACAAACCAGTACCAGGTAGCTGTCATTGCTTTGCATGTGGCAAGGACACGCCAAACGCAATCACTATGAGGGAATACCTCATGCAACACTTGAACGTATCTGCGGTTGAAATGGTACAAATAGAAAAAGAGATATTGGAGGCTGAATCATGAAATATTTACTGGGCAAAACGACCATAGCAGGGAAGGGGTTTGACAATGCGGTTGTAACCAAAATACCGGTCGGAATCACCGGGTACTACGGAGGAAATGTTAATTATTACGGCAAAACCAAAGAAGGGTTTTTATTATGTCTTTATAAAAATACAAACAAGGTGATGGACATTTGTATTGATGAAGATTTGTTGACTGACGAGGGAAAGAAACTGCTTGGGATGAAGCAACCTAAACCGCCTAAATCGCAGGAAGTAGCAGAACCCAATACAACCAATGAACCCGACATTTCACAGCTTGACCGGAAGGAACTTATGGCCTTGGCAAAGAAGCTGGAGATTGAAGGGAAGATTGCAACAATGAAGTCAGCAGACCTTATTACCGCAATAAACGAAAAACAAGGCTAAATCAAGCAAATCAGCATCCGCGAGGGTGCTTTTTTCATGTCTGCACGGACACTAAGCGTGTCATGGGGCGGCGACCCCTCAAACGTACATATGGACGCCAGTCTTGAAAATGGAGGGACTATGTTAGGAAAAATTAATCTGCAACTTTTTGCTGATGACGAATTGGAAGACGAATTTGACGACATCGAACTTGAAGAAGATGAGGCTGAGGAAACTGAGGAACCTGAGAGCACGGAAGATGCCGACGAACCCGACGCCGATGAACCTGAGCCCGAACCCGAAAAGCCCAAAAGGGACAAAGTGACCGCCGCTATCATCCGTGAGAAGCAAGCTAATAAAGCCTTACGCGATAAACTTGCTGCGCTCGAAAAGGACAAGGCAGACCGCGAACAGGCTGAGAAGTATGGTCAGCAGAGGCAAAAGCTGATTGACGCGGGCTTCACCGAGGAAGAAGCGGACGACAGGATAGCAGACCGCAAGGAAAGAGAAGAGTTGAAACGTGAACTCAAATCAATCAAATACGGTCAGCAAGCCGACAAACTGGCTTCAAGGTATCCTAGCATCCACGAACATTTGGACAGCTTTATCGCCATTGTAGAGGCTTCAAAAGGAGCTATCACCTTGGCTGAACTGTGCAAGGCGAAACTTGATGAATCGACCGCCTCAGACATCCGCACAAAAGCGGAGCAGGAAGTTCTTCTCAATAAGAAAAAGGCGAAAGAGAAGCAGACTGAAACGGGTGATGTAAAAACGGACACACCTGTAAAATTGTCGGCTAATGACGAGGCAATATTAGCCAACATTAACAAAAAGAAAAAGCAACAAGGACTACCGTTGATGTCCAAAAAACAATTCTTAGAATTATCAATGTGAAAGGGTGAATTTGAATGTATTTAAGCGATAGTAAACCCGCAAGAAAGTTAAAATTTGTAGCAGGGGTAGGCGGCTCGGTAGCTGGTGGGCTTATGATTTTAGCAGCTGGCCCGACGGCTATTCTTGGCGGCGACGGAACAGTTGGCGCCGCTACTTGTTTAGGCATAGCCGACAACACGGTTGCGCAAAACGGCATCGTCATAATTGAATCCATCAAAGGCAGACAAGTTACAGCACCATTTACCGGGGCGGTAACGTTTACCGATGCCGATCTTGGCAAGGTGTATGACCTTGATGCAGGCGGACTTGTAATTGATGCAACCGATACTACGAATGGCTTTGCAGTATTGCAGAGTTACGACAACACAGCAAAGACGGTTACTTTCGTAGTGCCGGATGCGCTGACTTATTGTTAAGGAAGGGGAGAAAATAGATGATTAATTCAGCAGATCTGAATAAGGAAATGTATGTAGGCCACATGGAAGTTTGGAAGAAAAACCTTGAAGCGCCTAAAAAGGAATCTTGGAGAGATTACGCCACGATCATGAAGTCAACCAAAATGGAGGAAACCTACGAAACATTAGGTAACCTTCCTGCCGCCAAGGTAACGGCACCCGGACAGCCTATCGAATACGGCAAAATGCAGGACGCTTACGAAACAACCGTAAAGAACGAAAAGGTTACGAACGGTTTTTCGATAGACCTTGAAACCAGCGACGACGACCAGTACGGCGTTAGAGAAGACCTTGTTGACGACCTTTACAGCACCATGATTACCGAAAGAGAAAAGGCAGTTGCTGGTCAGTGGAACGGCGTGTTCACTAACGTTGGAGCAGATGGAAAGACTTATGCTGCAAACGACCACCCGTTAAAAGGAACATCCTTGAAGAATGACAACCTTACTGCCGGTGCAATCACCCCTGACAACATAATCACTGCCGACAACATGTTCAACTCAATCAAAAAGCACAACGGTGATGTGTTTGATACTTCCGCGTCAGCCATCCTTGCACACAAAGACAAGGGAGCACTGATAAAGGCTGTGCTTGAATCCACGTTGAAAGCCTCTGAACTGTCCAACACAAAGAACACTGTACCGAGCTTGAAGGTAATTCTCAGTAAGTACCTTTCGGCTAATCCTTGGCATTTGATTGACGAAAGCATTGCGTCAGTAATCATGCAGATCAGGCAAGGCTTGAAAACTCATTCAGAGTTTGACGCAAAGGACACCCTTGTATGGTACTTCAACGCTTACGAGAGATACAAAGCTGCAATCATCCATGATGGCTTCGGCTTCGTTTCCAGCACTGGCGTATAACATTAACAAATCTAGTGGGGGCAGCAATGCCCCCGACACTCCAGAAAGGAGAATAATATTATGGGAAACACTAAACTTCCAGCACAGGATTTATACATCGGCGCGGTGAAAGTTGTCAATGCAGACGGTTCACTTGAAGAAACGCTGGTGGTTGATGAT